TCCCGGTACTGTTAAGAAGGTTACATTCTCAAACTTTGAGGATTCAATCTTCGGCAACATCTCTGGTGATGCTACTGTCGCTGCTGGTGGTGCTTTGACAATCGCTGCTAACGCAGTTGAAGGCTCTATGCTTAACAATGACGTTATCTCGGCTCAAACCGAGTTGGCTTCTGATGGTCTTGCCGCTGCTGATGAGTTTATGATCAGCGATGCTGGAACATTAAAGAAAATTGGTGTTGACAATCTGTTCAAAGATGGTCCAGGTTTGCTTACTGCTGCCGCTATTAACGTAGCTGCTGATCACTTTATGTTCCTTGATAATGGTGCAACTGGTGACGCAAAAACTGAATCTATCGTTGACCTCGTGTCTGCAATGGCTGGTGCAGGTCTTACCGCCACCAACGGTGTTCTTTCTACTGATGGTGGTTCTGTAACTGACTGGGGTGTCGGCGAAAACCGCACCCTTTCTGAAGGTTTTAACTACAGAGCGGCCGCGGCACTTGTTAGCAACCAGGATCTACAATTGCCTGGGGCAGTTGCTCCGTCTATAGGTGATGTCGTTCATGTTAAAGCTCCGGCTTCACTGGGCGAATATGATCTCACGATCTCTTGCTATGCTGCTCAGACAGTCGACGGTTATACAAGCATTGAGCTTGAAACCGGCGGTGCTGCTGTGTCAATGGTATATATCGCATCTGGTTCTTGGGCCATCTTCTAGGATATACTTTTATATCATTTGAAGATTGTTCTTCTCTTGGGCGTCCCTCTTTATGGGGGGCGTCCTTTTTTTTGTACTACTTATATAAGCGAGAGGTAAAATGAAAATCCTAGATCTACATGGAATGTATCACGATTCAGTGCAGAGAAAGGTGGAGAACTTTATCTTATCAAACGACACTCCTTTAAAAATTGTAACAGGAGGGTCTCCCCGCATGAAAGAGTTGGTATTTCAGATCCTCGATAGACACGATTTTAGATACTATCCCGAAAATTATGCAAATTTTGGTGCGTTCATAGTAATAAACAAGTGATCTTAATCTATTTATAGCAAGAGGAAACATGCATGGCTTATAATACCCTAAAAGGAAAGGTTAACTTTTCAAACTCTAGCACCGGCTCAATCGAGAGTATGGTCGACGATTACAGTACACAGACTATTGCAGGAGTAAAGACATTTTCCAGCACTGTCTCCGCTAGCGCATTCTATGATACCACAACAGGCGACCCATTGGCCGCCGCCGCGCTCACTGCGATCGCTAGCGATGGAGCAGCTAGAATAATTGTTTCAGATGGCGATGGTACAGCAACTTGTTATAGCAACCTGACTTATGATGGCACAACTTTGACAGCCTCTGTATCTGGCTCCGCCGCTGCCCTTACTGGGATCCCGCTCGAGCCCTATAAAGTTAGCGGACAGCTTTCCGCTTCTAATGTCTATTTTGGAGATGGATTACAAGATTCATCTAATAAGCTGGCAGCACAGGCAGGAGATAGCATTTCGGTCGGTGCCGGCGGCATTGCTGTAGACTTGGCAACGACCGGTGGTCTTGCGCATGATGCCGGTAAGCTTAAAGTGAGCCCAAATGATGCAACTACCAAAGCTTCTACTAGTGATAACGACATGTTTATCATTGCAGATTCAGACGCCTCGAATGCCACAAAGAAGATCACAGCGACTGTTTTAGGTACGTATATGCAGAACGCTCTAACATTTACGACACCCGGTGGATCTGATGCTCAATTGCAGTATAAGAATGGCTCGGCATTCGCCGGCAGTTCAAATCTGACATTCAATACCGACACGTTGACCACTGTTAATGTTTCGGCGTCAGGGCACGTCTCTTCAAGTTTATTTGTGGGCAACGGGTCGGGCTTAACTAATGTAAATGCCGCCCTTGTACCGGCAGGAGTCGACACGAATGTACAGTTCAACAGCGGCTCCACTTTCAGCGGGAGCAACAATCTTAACTTTAATTACGATGCGGCTACTCCTGTTTTGCAAATTACTGGCGACTTAAGCGCCTCAAACGACTTCGCAGTTGGGAGAGACTCTCTCTTTGGACGAGACACCACGGTTATAGGAGACGTCATCTCGTATGGCAATGTGTCAGCTTCTTTGAATATTTCGGCTAGCAACTTCTATGGCAGCGGCCAAGAGTTGACTGATCTGCCTATTGGCAATTACACCGCAAATCGTCTGGTTTTTTGCGGAGCATCTACAAACACTCTTGACGCCTTCAGCGGACTAACTTGGGCGAATCCTACTTTAAGCGTACCGGGAACAGTTTCGGCAACCAACGTATCAGCTTCCGGACACGTGTCCTCAAGTCTCTTTGTGGGAAATGGATCGGGACTAACGAACTTGCCAGCATCAGATCCATTCCCGTATACAGGCAATGTTGCGATTACTGGAACTCTTACCACTACTGATGACATCAATCTATTAGACGACAAGAAGCTCAACTTGGGCGATTCCGCAGATGCTCTTATCGAATTCAATTCAGGAATAGGCAGGCTTGCCATTTCAGGTTCAGCCACAGGTATTGAGCTAATGGGTGGCAACATAGGTGTGGATTACCCAGGCGGAACAGTGGTTTCTGGTACTGCTGGTGGCGCAGGTAGTTTTCTCGCACTCAACAGTTCTCACCAAGTTGTTGTGGCAACACCAGCAGGCGGAGGCTCGGCATTCCCATACACAGGCAATGCAGTGATATCGGGAACGCTCGATGTCAGCGGCTCAATAGAGAAACTAGGATATATCCAGCTTGGCAGAGGCACTGATCAGAATCTTTTAATAGACGTTAGTAATCCGCAAGTTAGACCATCAACCGGAGCAAGAGATGTGACTTCCCTATCATCGCTTACTCCAACAACGACTCCTATTTTCGTAGTTGAATGGGATAAGACCGTTCGATTAGATGATTCACATTATTCGTCCAGTGCTACAGGAATAGTCGTAACAGAAACAGGAGATTATAAGTTATCATATAGTATTAACTATGCACAAGACACCCCTAATAACGCGCGCAGCAATATGAAATCCTTTGCAGCAATAAACTTCTCAGGCTCCGCCGTCACAACTGGCTCGGCGACAACAATTCCATTCAGTCATGCATACTGCTATCTTAGGGGCGATGGTGGCACGAACTGGGGCGGCGACAGCGGCGGCAACGCTACAACTCGTTTCGGAACAGGGCAATGTACCACTATTATGTCAGCTAGTGAAGGGGATACGATTAATCTAGCCTGTCAATTTTTCGGAGGCGCTACTAGTGGAGACTTTGATGTGAAGTTGCTGGCTAATCAATCATGGATAACGTTAGAAAAGATATAGCATCAAACAAATAAGGCATTTCGCTTTTTGTGCTACTATTTATTCTGAATAACCACCTTTCCGGGAGACACCTACATGTCCAATTTGCTTAAAGAGGCTATCGTAGACGCCAAGGCTTTGAAAGAAGCTGCACTTAAAAACGCAGAAGCTACCATTATTGATAAGTACTCTGACGAAGTGAAACAAACTATTGAGAGCCTGTTAGAGCAAGATGAATTAGATGCTGTCCAAACTGATTTCGGTGCTGACCCCATGGCAGATCCTATGGCAGATCCAATGGCCACAGAGCCGACCCCCGAATACAAAGAAGTGACGGAAGACGAGATTCCTCTTGCAGCAACCGACAACCTTGCAGATGAAGAGGGCAAAAACCTAGAGTCTTTTCCCGAAGAAGGGGAGGAAGTAGAATTTAACGTAAACCTCGGCGCCTTGCAAGAAGCCATTCAAGAGCTTAAGCAACAAGCGGACATTGACGAAGAAATTGAAATCACTGAAGAAGATTTGGCAGAGTTACTTTCCAACGATGACGAAGTTATCGAAGAGGAAGAAGAGGCTATTACTATAGACGACGAAGCAGACGAAGAAAAAGCAGATTCCGGCGCCATGGCAGCTGCAGGTCTCGAAGAAGACCAAGAAGTCTCTGACGAACTCCTCGACGCCGTTATGGAACGCTTAACTGTTGACATGTCTGCCGAGCTATCCGGCTGGGCCGGCAGAAGTGCCGAAAGCGTCAAATGGGAAATGGAAAAGGGTCTTGCTGCTCGCCGCAGTACAGACGCAATGGAAGAATTAGAGCCCCTCAAGAAGGCTCAAGAAGAGTTAACTTTTGAAAACAAACAACTCAAGCAACAAGTTTCAAAATATAAACAAGTCGTGGGCGAATTGAAAGAGACGTTAGTCGAAACCAATTTGTCAAATGGCCGTTTACTATACACGAACCGTGTTCTTAGAAATACCTCCTTGAATGAGCGACAAAAAACAAGAATTGTCGAAGCGATTTCTAATGCTGGTTCCGTCACAGAAGCAAAGACAATATACGACACGCTTCAAAGCACAGTGCAGGCTGCCCCAAAACGTAGCCCTCAATCACTAAGCGAAGCTATCGGACGTCGTTCTTCTGTAATCCGTGCTACTCGTCAAGAGAGCACAGCAGTCGATCCAATTTCGGATCGGATGCAACGACTAGCAGGCATTAAGTAAATTAATGTCCGATATATAATATACAATTAAGGAGGTATTTAAAAATGGCTAGTATTATTGAAAGACTCACCGAAGGTGTAGTCAATCGTGATATGCGCGCCGAAGGTCACGCTTTGTTATCAAAGTGGGAGCGCACAGGACTTTTAGAAGGTCTTGATAACGACCGTAACAAGCAGGCAATGGCTCGACTCTTAGAGAATCAGGCTAAAGAATTGCTTCGCGAATCCAGTTCAATGAGCGCAGGAGATGTTGAGGGCTTTGCAGCCGTAGCATTCCCAATCGTTCGTCGTGTATTCGCAGGACTAATCGCAAACGATCTCGTTTCGGTTCAACCAATGAGTCTACCTAGTGGTCTCATTTTCTTCCTGGACTTTGTGTTCTCACCGAACATCGGTTCTTCAAGTACACTAAACACTAGGTTTGGAAACGTCGCTGATAAGTCCATCTATGGTACTGATCAGGTTGGTTCACAAATCACCGGTGGTGTTGATCTTCTAGGTACCCTTAAGGGTGACCTTGGTGGTCCTCGCACAGTTGGTGCTCGCGGTTATGCATATGCATCTCCATCTGGCTCCAGCACTGTTACATCTTCTGCATGCACATTGACCGCATTCAGTTTGACTGGATCAACCGTTGCACAGAGAAAGCAGATTCAATTCGATCCTGATCTTCTCGCTCTTAGTTCTTCCGCCACAGCGCGTTGGATTGTGAGAGTAGATATTGCCCAGGCTAGCCTTGATTCGGACCTAGATTATAATAACCTAGGCGCCGTTTCTGCATCGATCCAGAATCTTGCAACCCTCACAGGAGATGCACTTACTAACGCTAACACCGAGCAGCTTCGTCGTTTGACACAAGTTGCCAGTCCTGGTGCAGCTGTACAGCAGTATTTCATCACAAGTGTAGATGCTCTACCTGCCGCGATCGTAGCCGGCGGTGCAATCAACTTGGGTTGCTCCTTCCCAGTGAAGGATACTTGGGCTGCCGGCGGAGCATTTGGCTCTGTTGTCGGTACTACCGAGTGGGGACTTGAAGGTTCTGAGCTTATCCCAGAAATCGACATTAAGGTTGATTCTGTGGCTGTCACCGCACAGACCAAGAAGCTCAAGGCTAAGTGGACACCAGAATTGGGTCAAGACCTCAACGCATACCACAACTTGGATGCAGAGGTGGAGCTTACTTCAATCCTCTCCGAGCAAATCGCTCTTGAGATTGACCGTGAGATCCTTGCTGACCTCGTTAACGGTGCAACCGCTGCAACCTACTACTGGGCACGTTCCCCTGGAATGTTCTTGAACCGCGAAACTGGCCTCGAAATCGGCGCTAGTGCAGCTGCTCCAGACTTCACAGGTACCGTGAGTGAGTGGTATGAGACTCTTGCAGAGACTATCAATGATGTCTCCGCACAGATCCACCGTAAGACTCTACGTGGTGGTGCTAACTTTATCGTCTGCGGACCTGAAGTTGCCAACATCCTTGAGTTCACCGCCGGCTTCCGCGCATCTGTTACCGCAGATGATGAGAAGGGATCCGTTGGTGCCGTTAAGACCGGCTCGCTGAGCAAGAAGTTCGACGTTATTGTCGATCCTTACTTCCTCCGCAACGTCGTTCTCGTCGGCCGCCGTGGTGGCTCGTTCCTTGAGTCTGGTTATGTATACGCACCTTATGTGCCACTACAGACCACTCCCACTATCTTTGGACCAGAAGACTTCGTGCCTCGCAAGGGCGTGATGACTCGTTATGCCAAGAAGATGGTTCGTCCAGATATGTACGGCCTCGTTGTCGTCCGTGGACTTCTAGGTGAGTCTGGCGCATCATAGCCAATAGGCGCATAGCGCAATAAAGTTAAGCCCCCATCGGTTAGTTCCGGTGGGGGTTTTCTTTTATGTAAATGCCGAGTCCTCCAAAAAATACTGCCGCCAATTTTTGAGATTTCCGTTTTTTAAAACTACTTATTGTAATGATTTAATATAAGGAGTATCATTATGAACCCCAGACGACGATTGTGGCTTAAAACCCGCAAAAGAGCCCAAGCAGCACCTGCACCCAAACCCGCGGTTAAAGAGGTGGTCAGTGTCCCGCCTGTAGTCGAGGAAGTGGTTGAAGCTGCACCTGTACCAAAAAAGCTCAAGAAGCCGGCTCACAGAGCCGCCCCAGCACCTGCTAGGCGTTCAAAGAAAGCATCTTCAAAAGAAGAGAAGAAATAACACTCTCTATTGTTGATTTGCTTTCAGCCTCACTATTTATGTAGTAGGAGTACGCATGCATGCCGACAAATTTAAGCCCAGTATCGCAAACTAGCGCAATAGTATTAACCTCAACGGGGAGCACTGCTCTAGTTACGGGTTCGTTGCCTTTTGATAACTATACGGGCTCTGCCGCCTTTATTACCGGAGCATCAGACCAAGTAGCTTATGTCTATAAGAAGCTTGGTGGTGATGTTGTTGATATTGAGTTAACGGCTAACAATGTCTATGCGGCGTATCAAGAAGCAGTATTGGAATATTCCTATATTGTTAACTTGCATCAAGGTAAGAATGTACTCTCAAATGTACTCGGCTCTGCTACTGCCTCTTTCGATCATAAAGGTGATATTCTTACCGGACCATCAGGCTCAAATCTTAAATACCCCCGGTACTCCCTAGGCTATTCTCGAAGAGTCGGAGACGCTGCAGCCGCTGCTGGAGGAATGGGCGGTACAATCCCACAATACTCGGCTTCATTTACGCCAGTTAGAAATGTGCAAGATTACGATCTCCAGAATATCATTTCAGCATCTTCTGCCACTGGCACCGATGATACTGGCAATGTTGTTCCGTTTGCCGGCAAGGTTGGAAACAAGCGTGTTATTATTACTAAAGTTTATTATATCACACCGCGCGCCATGTGGAGATTCTATGGCTATTACGGCGGGCTCAATGTAGTAGGCAATATGTCGACATACGGTCAGTTTTCAGACGATTCGACGTTTGAAGTGATACCTACGTGGCAGAATAAGATGCAAGCCATGGCTTATGAAGACAACATCTTTACTCGCACATCACACTTTTCCTTCGAATTAATCAACAACAAGCTTCGTTTATACCCTACTCCAAGCGATTATGGCTTTACAAGCGAAGACGACAAGTTTTGGGTTAAATTCTATGTGGATTTGAACCCATATGAAATGGACGGAGTGATCGATAGCGGTATTGAAGGCGTTAACAACCTCAACACGTTGCCTTTTGATAATCTCCCTTTTCAAAGCATCAACTCGATGGGCAAGCAGTGGATTCGAAAGTATTCATTAGCTCTCTGCAAGGAGATGCTGGGGCAAATTCGGGGCAAATTCACAACTATCCCAATTCCAGGCGAAAGTGTGACGCTGAATCACAGCGAACTCCTCTCGCAAGCCAAAGAAGAGCAACAGCAGCTAAAAGATAAGCTAGCAGAGATGCTTAAAGAGACTGAATACGTTGCGCTTGCCAAGCAAGATCAAGAAATCACCGATGCAGCCACAAATGTCTTGAAGGTCACGCCGCTGCCAATCTTTGTAGGGTGATAGGGAATGTCTAATGAATGGAAAAGACCCGCTGCACCCCCGCCACCTCTATTCTTAGGTAAGAAAGAGCGAGATCTGGTTAAACAGGTCAATGATGAATTAGTAGAGAAGGTTATTGGCCAACAGATTCTTTACTATCCCATCGATTTAGCGCTCACTAAATTTCATGACCTATATGGAGAAGCAGTCGAAAAAACGTTCCTACCCCCTGTTCGCGTATATGCTCTTGTTAAGTTTGACGAAGAAGGCACAACTTATATGAACGATGTTGGAGTCGACCACAGTAGTGTGATTACAGTTTACTTCCATCACAGAAGACTCACAGAAGATCAAGACTTGTTTGTTCGCGAAGGCGATTTTGTTTTATATGGCGATACCTATTACGAGATGACCAAGATAGAAGAACCTCGAAAGTTATTTGGACAAGTTGGACACACTTTCGAAGTAGTGGCAACTTGCAAACGCGCTAGAAAGGGGCTATTCGATGCTACCTGATGATTTTGATTTCGCCATGCTCCCCACCGGCGCTGGAGAATACCATTTAGAAGAGATAGGAATGCTGGCTTCTACCATAGAAGACATAGACCGGTCCTTGGTGTCTTGGCTCAAAGAAGACTTGGATCTATCTACTGTTACAAATGAGGGATTTAAGAAAGTCCCAGTTCTATGGCAGGTACCAGAGAGATCGTTTCAAGTTAAGCACTCCAAAGAGTTGAGAGACGGCAAGAATATCACACTGCCTGTACTTAGTGTAGAGAGAACTGCCATCTCCAAAGATCCAGGACGAAAGGGCTCTTTCCAGGCACAAATCTACTCCCCCGACAAGAACGGCAGAGCCGGTAGGTTCGTGATCGCACAAAGAATAGTTCCTGATAAGACTCGCAACTTTGCGGTAGCAGCGGGGACAAGAACCAACACTGGCGGAACAGATCAGCGCTATTATCCGAGAGTAAATAAGAAGGTAGTAATACAAACTCTGTCTATACCGATTCCGATTTATATAAGCGTTGACTATAAGATCAGCATTAAGACAGAGTACCAGCAGCAAATGAATGATCTTATCGCGCCATTCATCGCAAGACCCGGACAGATCAATTCCTTTATTTTACAGCGGAATAATCATCGTTACGAGGCTTTTGTTCAGCAAAGCTTTGCTCACAACAATAATGTAGCCTCTCTTGGGGACGACGAACGCCAATTTACTACCGAGATTACCATAAATATTTTGGGATATTTGATCGGTGAAGGCACCAATGACGATCGCCCAATCATCCGAATCGACGAGAACACAGTCGAATACCAATTTCCACAAGAATCAGTAGTCCCAGCAGGAAACTATAACCTATGGGACAAAGATTAGTTCAGGAAGTGGAATATCAAAACTTGCCTATCCTTTTGGAAATGAAAATACTATTTAAAGTATGATTAGGCATCGAATATGCTTGCTTTTCAAAAGAGGAACCACAATATGTCAGTAAAAAGCTTTAAGTTTGTATCTCCTGGGGTGTTTATCAATGAAATTGATAATTCTTTCATCCCCCAGTCGCCAACAGCACAGGGACCCGTTATTATCGGGCGCTCAACTCGCGGGCTTGCGATGCAGCCAGTTACGGTTGAATCTTATTCAGATTTTGTCAACATGTTTGGAGATACTGTTGCTGGTAACGCCGGCGGTGACATCTACCGTGATGGAAACTACCAATCACCTATGTACGGAACATACGCAGCCAAGGCATTTATGCGCGCAAACGTAGCTCCCGTAACATATGTTCGACTTCTCGGACAACAGACTGCAACCAACAACGGCTCAACCGGCCGCGCAGGCTGGGGAACCACCGGTGTACCTAAAGATAGTGCTACTACTGGCGGCGGTTCTTATGGGCTTTTCGTGTTCCCTTCAAGTTCTGCCGGCTCCCAAGCCCACCGCTTTTTCACTGGTTCTAACGGTGGACAGCTAGCCGCTATTTGGTATTTGCAGAGTGGTTCTGCTGCGTTGGCAGGAACCGTGGCTGGCCCCAACTCCACCATTGCTACTTCTTCATGCGCAATGATCGCTAGCGACACCAATGGCGTATTCAAGGTAGAGATCGACGGTGCAGTCGGAGGCAAAAAAACAGTCAGCTTCAACTTTGATGATAATAGTGATCTTTTTGCCCGTAAGCGCTTTAACACCAATCCACAATTAACTAGCACCCAAGGCGCCTTCTACGCTTCTGCTTCGCACGAAGACTACTGGCTTGGTGAA